CGATGCCGCCGAATACGTCTTTGAGTTGCCCGCCTTGCTGAAGCAGCACCGTCAACGGCGCTTGCCCTCCCTGCAAGCTGACGATGATGTCAGTCAATTGCGCCGGGACTTGCCGTAGTGCAGCAGTGGTTTGCTTGGCCGTGAGCGTCGAGTAGTCGAATCGCTTGTTCAGGCCATCGACTTCCTTGGCTGCCTTCGCGGCGCCGGCTGCGACCTCTCCGAATGCCGTCGCGCCTAGCGATGTGGTCAGCCCGGTCGGCAGCGGCTTACTGAATGGCGTAGCGCCAAGCGATGTCGTCGCGCCAGCGAGCGGACCACGCTGAAGCAACTGGGAATTCTGCCCAAGCGCAACCCGCTGCTTCGCAATCGCCTCGTCAAGATCGCGGATGTACGGCTTCAGGACGTTGATGTCTGCGCCACGCTGGCGGGCAAGTGACTCAATGAACTTGCCGCTCATGCGGCCATTGGCTTCGACACCCGCCTCAATCGCTGCAAGGTTGCGCTGCGCGTTGGCGATCAGGTTCTTGGTGGCCGAGTCAAGTTTCTTCGCCGTCTGATCGCCGGCCGCGCCCATCTTCTCCAGGCCAGCGGCGCCCTTTGTTCCCGCCGCTTCCGCAGCGCCGCCAAGGCTGCTGATGGATTGCTTGGCCTTGTTGACGCCACTCTCGACGCCAGAAGCATCAACGCCAATCTCAAGTTGCGTCTTCAGATCGGCCATTGTTCGTGCTCACAAAAAGGAAAAGCCGCTTGACGCGGCTTCTCTTTGGGGTGGTGTCGCCCTACGGGGCGCGTCAAAGGGGGCAAGCATCTTACGGCTGTCGCTTCCAGATCACGGTCATGGCTTCGTCTTCCATGACGCGAACGTCGCGTTCGACGCGTTCGTACTCATCCGCAGGCAACTTCATGCGGTCGAGCTTGTGGAACAGCACGTTGTAATCCAGTCCAACAGGCCCGCTAGATCCCATGCGCCACTGCGTACACAGCGAATTGAAGACGTTGAACGGCACCACGTTCGGCGGCCAGATTTCAACCGGGGGGCCGCTCGCTTCCTCTACCGTCAATCCCAACCCAGCGGCTTCTTCTTCCGTTGGGTCAGGCGTGTAGAGGGCGCGGGCGACCTCCCTCAGTTTTTTTCCAGCGCCTTCGTGTGTTCTTCCCAGTAGCATTCGATCAAGCGATTGAGCGCCCCGATGTAGGTCCGATGAAGCAAATCCATGTTCTCTTCATTGAACGCATCAGCCAGTTCCCACCCGCAAGCCATTTCCATCGCAGTCTTGACATTCGTCTGTTCCGCTGCGCGCTGGAAAAGCGCTTGCAGCTCGTCGGTGTCGCGGAAGCGGAACGTGAATTCCACCTCCGCTTCCTTCGCCTCGCCGGGGACGGGGATCTTCACCTTCGACTTGAAGGTGGGCTCGGGTTGCAGTTTGAACTTTGCCAATTGGGTTCTCCTGATGTTTCTAGATGACGCAGCCCGGCCTATTTTGCAGACGCCATAGGCTTTGTCTATCAAAATCTCAACTGCTATAGCGCACCGGCTCATTCAGGAACCGGATCGTCCCCGACATCCGCATCAGCGTGTTCACCTCCAGCGTCGGGGTCTTATTGATGGACACATACCCCACGTAGTACAGCTTGGCGTTGTTCGCCAGCACAATGCGGACGCAACGCGCAACGCGGTCGTCGTTCGCTGTTTCAAGGGCCGTGAAGCCAGGCAGTGACGGGTCATCGCCAATCTCGAAGTTGAAGCCGCCGCCCGACTTGATGGTGGGAATCTCAACCTCGTTGTCAGCCTCAAGGAATTGATAGGTCAGAAACCGCTGTTCGCCGCCAGTCGAAGAGGTGGAAAGCACCTGCGAGACTTGCGTGAACGTGGTGACTTCCTGCACCGTACCCAATCCGCTGCCCGCAGGGTAGATCGTGGTATTGGTGGTGTTCAGACCTTCCAACTCGAAAGTGTCGTTGGTCTTGTTGTCAACCCGGAATGCCTTGCCATTGATACGCGACCAACCCGAGACAACGATAACGATGTCGCCATCTGCGTAGCCGTGCGCCGTGCATGTGACAACGCAAGTGCTGGCGTTGGTGAGAACAGTTGTGGCTTGAGCCGAACCAACGGCCGAACCAATAGAGACGATTGAGCCGTTAGGCAGGGAGACAGCCATGATGATTCCTCTTTAGGCCATGGAACAAAAAAAGCCGCCCGAGTTGCCAAGGGCGGCCATGAAAAAGCCGCCTTGCGGCGGCTCAGGAGACTCAGTGCTTCAGGTCAATACCAGACGCTGAAGTCTTGGTGCGTGCCGTACAACGGCGGCGCTGTGTCGTCTTCGTAGGCGGCGATGAATGCCCCAAGCACGTAGGCTTTCAGCGCACTCGGGACAAGCGCCGCTTCGACGGAGCGCGCAAGGTTGTTCGCCGATTGGCGGGTCGTCGTCCAGCAACTGATCTGGATGCGCGCGTTCTTCTTGCCGACGACGGTGGCTTCGAGAAAGTTCTCTGCGCTGCCGCCGACTTGCTGATAGACGATGAACGGCTTTGCTGTGCCGTAGGGCGCGAACTCAGGGAACACGCGACCCGACACCAGAGATGTCAGTGCGGCGACGATGTCGGATTCGAGGCTCATAGCGCCTTTGATGTCTCTGCAATCCAGCGGGCTTCAGCCGCTTGCAAGGCGGCGACGCGCTTCGTATCCCACGCGGGGCGAAGGAACGGCCGGGCGCCGACCATCTTCGGCTCAATCTTGATCTTCGACGTGTACCATTTGCCGTCTGATCCGATGTAAGCCTTGCGCGTCATCAGGTGCCCATACTCGACAAGATGCCCGTGCGGTGCCTTGCGCGCGTTCCAACTGATGTGATACGTAGAGCGGACCTCGCTGCTGTTGTCCTGGCTGAACACCTGATAGATCGATGCGCCAAGGTTGCCGGTCTTCTTCTTGATGCGACCGACGTTCAGCTTTACTTCGTCATAGAGCACCTGAGCGCCAGCCTGCGCCGCAGGACGCACAGCGCCCAGCACAGCGACGCCGATGTTGTCGATTCGCTGATTAAGCAGCGACGTGTCGAACTTGATCGACAGCGACTTACCCATGAACTATCTCGCAGACCAAATCCATCTTGTCGCGGTCAATCTCATCGGGCAGCACCGCGCGGATCTGGTAGTTGGTTGTGCCAAGCGCCACGCGCATTGATGCGTCGATGTCTGTCCTTCTGAGGATGCGGATTGATGCCTTGACCGTTGACGCCTCCGCATCGGCCTTGATGGTTTCGCTGCCACTCAGGTGACGGACGTTCGCCCACACCGTCGCCAGCGTTGCCCATGTCGGGATAGGCTGGCCTGCAGCATCTTGGGTTGCTGCCGGCCGCTGGATGACGACGATTCGATTTAGCGAGCGGCTGTCCATGTCAGAACGTGTTGATGATGAAGCCGCGCAACTTTGAATCGCGGGCCTTCTCGATGGCCTCGCGTTCGGCCGGCGTCAACTTGTCGAATTCCAGTTGAACGCCCAGCAAGATCGCTTGCTTGATGCTCGCCGGAACATTCGCAGTCAGGTCTTCAACGATTGGCGGGTCTTCCAACGGGTCGGCTGCGATGAACGGATAGCCGGCCATGTAGTCGATCTGGATTGCATCGTCACGAAGGTAGACGGCCGGGTGCGTGAATGCGTCGGTGAAGCACAACTTCGGCACTAGGCCGGAACTGACGTAGTACGGAACCGGCGGTTCTTCTTCGTCGTAGGCAACGGTCTGAATCACGTTGTCTTCGTCGTAGTACCGGACCTGAACCATCGAGATGAACGGCGGGCGCAGCAGTTCAACGGACTGCCACGTATCTGCCCCACCGTTCATGTACCACTCCAGACCCCTGCGTTGACCTGAACGCATCGGCCCCATGGTCATGCGAAGGGTCTGCTTGACGAAGGCCCTGCGGGTGATCTGCTCGCACTGGATTCGAGACGACGTGATGCACCGTTGAACCTCGGCAAGTTGCGGCTCAGCCGACACATTCGCGCTCGGGCTTGTCGTCAGCTTGAGATGGAAGAACGCCTCTGCCGCAGTGACGGGCTCGGCGGTCGGCTGGGTGATGACTTCGATGTTCATAGCGCCTCGTCAATCGTCGCCATCGGGAAACACTCCAACGCCGACCCCGGCGTGCAGTTCAACACTTCGACTCGCCCCGCAAGAGCCACGGCAAGGGTCGAGAAGCGGCGGCACCATTCGGCGTAGTGGGCCTCGTCGGCTTCCCTGTCAACGTCGTGCCAGTGGCCGGGGCGCATGTCGAAGCCGAAGAGAAGGATTCGGCTTGCACCAGCCTGGGCCGCGATGTGGACGGCTTGGTAGCCCGTGTTCCCACCGCTTCTGATGCATTCCTTGTCGTCATCGAATCCGACCTTCCCGGTATGCCTGAGTGACAGCACCTCGGGCCACAGCAATGAATCGTCCGCGCAGACCTTCAGACCTTGGAAGTCCCGCGCGTCCGGGTTCGCCCGCCACCAGTCCGCATCTGCCGCAACCAGCAGGTCGGCCCATGGCGCCAGGCGGAATGTGCTATTTGCGACCGCGACCCGCAGGCTTGGCCGCCGCAGGCTCTGCGACAACTTCAGCGACATCGACGGCCCGCTCGCTAGCACCGCCACTGTCTGCCCCTGCCACATCGGCGGGACTCTCCACGGGCTTGTCATGGGCCACCTCGGCTGCGCCGCGCGTCAGCCAACGCTCGGCCTTGTCCCTGCGGATCGACACCAACCGCTCACCGGACATGACGGCACTTGCACCGCCCTCGTGGACAGCCACGGCATCGCCGGCCTTGTGCATAACAGCGCCGTGCCCGTAGTCGAACTCTCGGTTTTGGGTAAAGGTGATCGTCTTCATGGGTTCCCTTGTTCAGACAAACGGCCCCCGAAGGGGCCGCCTGCGTTACGCCGTGACGATTTCGTCAACGGTGGTGGCATCGTTGTCCGACGCCGGGCCATACAGCGGGTTGAGCCCGAGCACAACCGCGCTCAGGTCAGCACCGGCCGTACCCAGCGTCACCGACAGCTTGAAGTGGGTCATCGTCCCGCCCGCCAGCTTGGACGGGTCGAAGTTGATGACGACTTGCTTGTTGCTGTCCGTACCCGCCTGGGTCAGTTGGGTGATGGCCGAACCCGTCACGTCCGCAGCACCGTTGCCGCTGCCATCGGTGTAGGTGACGAGCTTGGCATCGATGGTGCCCGTCGAGACGATGTCACCCGCTTGGATGATCGCCATGAAGCGGCGAAAGTTCTTCAGCGGGATGTATTCGCCCGTGGTCACGGTGGACTGGGCGTAGGCGTCCGGGTCGATATTGCCGACCACGGCCACCATTTCAGAAGGAGTCTTGTTCATCATGAACCTTTCAGGAATTGGAAACGGCCCCCGAAGGGGCCATCAGGATCAGCGGGCCGCGAGGGTCACGAACGGCGAACGGCTCAGGCCATTCAGGCGCGTGATAGCGGTGTTCCACCACGGCTGCCCACCGACACGCAGCACGAACCGGAAGGCCGTGATGTCGTAGTCGAAGAACAGGTGGATGGACACGTCCTGACGCACGCCACCGGACTTGACCACACTCATGTACTGAGACAGGTCAACGAAGCTGATGTCGCCCACGTCACCCAGCGCCGAAGCGGATTCGACCGGAACCACCGGACGGCCCAGCAGCGTGCCGTAAGGCGCCACCGACAGACCACCAGGCGGCAGGTAGGCCGGGACAGCCGTACCCGTGCCGGGGAACTGCATCGTCATCAGTTGCGCTTCCACGTCGCCGTTGACGATCCAGACAGCGCGACGCTTGCCTTCGTCGGTCATGCGGGTGTACATCGACACGATGTTGTTGAAGTTCACCGTGTCGGCCGTCTGCGACGAAGTGGCAGCCACCGTGATGAGCGCACCCGAATTCAGGTAGCCCAGCGGCTGCCCCACACCAGTACCGCGAAGGATCGCGGTGTTGACGCGCGAGTCGATCTTCTCCGGCGCCTTTGAGTTGACGTAGGCGGCCATCGAAGGCGCGTCCTGCAGCAACTCGTCGGTCATCGGGACCAGGGCGATGATCTTGTTCGCCTTGACGGTCTTCTCGGTCAGCGTCGGCTTCGATTGCGTCTTCTGGCCAGCTTCCGATTCCCAGTAGGCTTGAATGCCACCGGAAGTCTGCCAAGGGGTCGTCTCGTCGGTCGGCACCGTGATGCTGTTTGAGCTGGTCGTCATCTGATCGGTACGCGACAGCAGGCTGTCCTCGCCCATGACGCGCTTGACGATTTCCGTGCGGAAGTCCGGAGGAACAGCGAAGCCACCGTCAGCACCAACGCCTTCTTGCCCGTAGGTCGAAGGAGCATTGGCAATCAGGCGCGGGTCGGCAACAGCACCCTTGCCGCTGGACTTGACCACGGCCGCGAAGTAGTCGGCTTGGGAGCGGAAGCCCCACTTGCCGGTGTCGCGGTGATCCTTGGCCTGGGCCGGCAGCGAAGCGCGGCGGGCGTCAGCCTGAGCGCGGGTCGCGTTCTTGCTGGGCTCGCCGGAGTTGTCCGGGTCGGTACGGCGACCTGCCGGGGCAGCCATCTTGGCGTTCATCGCTTCCACTTGTTCGTGTCGTTCGATGTCGGCCGACAGTTCCTCGAAGGCCGCGAAGATCTGGTCGAGATCCTTGCGTTCGTCGTCGGTCAGGTCACGCTTTTCAGCGGTGGCGCGGGCCTTGACGTTGTTGGCGTTCTGACCCAGTTCGGTCAGGCGGTTTTGCATCTGTTCCAGTTCGGCCGCGTCGGCGCGGACATGGGCAGACAGGGGCAGGCCGAATGCGGCAGCGACAGCGGCAGCAGTAACGGCCCAATTGGCTTTCTTGGGGGTCATGGGATGGTCCTTTCGAGACTCGGAAACGAAAAAGCCGCCAAGAGGCGGCCCGGTGGTTTGCGTAAGGTGCTGCCCTCTACGCTTTTGCGGCACTTGCGCCGCGATTCAGTTGCGTCAATCGCATGTCCATTCGTGCGAAACGCGCTTCGGTGCTGGTGGCCTGGCGACGGATTGCGTCAGGCACCTTGGCGAACTTGTCGAGCATGGAGAACTCCGCCTTGACGGCCTTCTCTGCGGTCTTCTTGGTGGCAAACCCACGAGCAACGGACTCGTCGGCCGTCATCCACGTTTCATCGGTCATCCACTGGCTGATTTGCTTGGCATCCCCGCCCGTCTTGGCGACGTAGGTGTCCAGCAGGGTGCCTCTGATCTTGTCCAGGGCATCAGCTTGCTTGCGCATTTCAGATGCGGTGCCGATGGTCATGCCCCAAGGATCGTGAATCATGAACATGCCGTTGTCGGCAATGCGAATCTCAGTCCCCGCCATGGCGATGATCGAAGCAATCGAAGCAGCAATGCCATCGACGTGCATGGTCTTCTCGGTGGCCGGGTGGCGCTTGATCTGGTTGTAGATGGCGATGCCATCGAACACCGACCCGCCTGGGCTGTTGATGTAGATGTCCAGCGCGTTGACCGACCCCAACTCCTTGATCGAGTCGCTGAATGACTTGGCGGTGATCCCGCCAAACCACCCCTCCCCGATGGCTTCGTAGAGGTAGATTTCCCCCCGCTTGCCGTTGGCTTTTGCAAAGAACTTCATTCGTACCCCTCGGGGGTTGTGGTTGTGCTATCGATTTCCACGATCCGCCCGTCGCGGTCGCGCTCGACAACGCTTCGGGTGTGACGGTCCGGCAACTGAACAGAAACCTCCACAGGAGGCGGCAGTACCTCGTTGACGATGCGGACCTCGGCCGGCGCCGCTTGCGCCGTGACGTGGATGGCCGGGGCCGCGCCTTGCGGGACGTTGACCACTGCGCCGGCAACATTCACTTCGTTGTTCACCGGGGCCGGTTCGATGGTGATGCTGCGCTCAGGAACAGTGACATGCGTATCTCCGCCTTGGACATTGACCACCGTCGCCGGAATGTTCACTTCGTTCTTTGGGGACTCCACGTTTACATTCACATGGCTTTCCGGCACGTTGACGGTGATCGGCTGTTCCAGCTTCATCGTCGGCTGCTCGACGTTCACATTCACAGCCCGCTCAGGGACGGTGACGTTGACGTTCTGCTCGGGCACGTTGACGGTCGTTCCGGCTACATGCACGTCCGGCGTCTTCACGTCGTTGGTGATATGAAAGTCGTTCTTCACGGTCATGGACTTCGCGGCCATCGCCTCGGCCATGCGGTCGAACTTCCCACTCAATGCCGACAGGTTCGACGCGACATACTTGTTCGCCTCGGCCACGATGTCGGACACAGTTGTCTCTGCCGTCATGGCTGCTGCTGCTGCGACTTCAGGATCACAGCCGTTGACCACCTGAAGCGCCCACTTGTTCGCCGTGGTGAAGCGATCACCCATGACATCGGCCATGTCCGACATCAGTTCAAGAGCAAACGTGTTGGTTGAACTACGGGCTTCGGCCAGCCAGTCCGGTCGGCCGGCTTTCTGCAAGTGCTCAGCCCGGTTCTCCACCCGGCGTTGAATGCGCGCATAGATCGACGCCAGCCAGGCGCCTTCGACCGGCTTGGCAGACGCTTGCGGTTCAGGTTCGGCAGGTTCAGTCTTCGCATTCGCCACCGTGTAGGCATCACCGATGCGGCCAAGAGGAATAGCGGCCCCGTTGACGAATCGCATATCACCATCAGGCCCAATGGTGTTCTCGCCCAACTTCTGCAGCACCACGTTCGGGCTGAAGACCCCGCAACCGATCAATGTCGAGAAGGCTTCGGCCCGCGATTTGTAGTCGCCCTGTTCGGCCCAATCGGTGTCGATTTCGACAAACTTCTTTGGCCCACGGTACGGGATCAGTTTGTAGTCGGCCTCTTGCTCGATTTCCTTGACCCATGGACGAAGGGTGTCGCGCGTGAACTCCAGGCCCTGATGTTCAATGTTGTTGTTCGTCGCACGAAGCAGGTGGGCAACCTTGTGGGGGGGAACCCGGAACCAGCGGCAGATTTCCTCGACGGACAGGTGCTTGACGTTGACCAGCTGCGCCTTCTCGGCGTCAATGCCCATCTGGTTGACGCCCCACTCTCCGGCGCCCTCGAAGAACCCGGAACGAAAGGCGTTCTTTACCCCTGAATGTCGTTGCTCGATCTGCGCCTTGACTCGCTGATAGTGCGCGTCATCGAGCTTGCCCTTGTAGGTGAACACAGTTCCGAGTTGTGCGCCATTGCCGAAGAACCCGCTTGCATACTGGTCGAGCGCCAAGGCGGTCGAGATGCTTTGAACGGCCCTGAATATCGGGTCGTCACCAGCGAACCCCACAAGACTTGCGCCACGGACGATGAACAGCCGATCCGGCTCTAGGTCAACCCAGCCGCCGCCCATCTCCTGCGTGATCCGGTAGAACAGCCGGCCGGTTTCTGCATCACGGCGAGGGTCAACGCGGTGCGGACTGATCGGCCACAAGCCGACAATCCGGTTCGCCATGTCAAGCTCAATCTCGGCGTATCCCGTCCCGTGGCCCACTGCGGCCAAGGTCAGCGCGCGCTTCCCGGCCTGCGCGGTCATCTCGGAATTGAACCGCGTGTTCAGGATGTACTGCAGGCTGTCGTCGGGCAAATCCTGCTTGTTGCTTGACCCACGGACACCGGAATAGACGTTCCACTCACTCGATGACAAGGCAGACGCGATCACGTCCATGCACGCCCATACCGCCGCGACTTGCTGGGCGTTGTCGTGCGTCACCGGCACCCCGGCATTGCCACGGAACAGGCCGAACCCGCGCTGCTGCGGGTCGGCGCGACGCACCCGAAGGGCGGCCATCGCTCTTGTCAAGAGGTTCATAGCCATCGAATGCTGGGCTCATGGTTCGAGGCTTCCGGTCGCAGAGACATCAACGAGTTGGCGTCGAACGTGGACATCAACGGGTCAATCTTCGCGCTGCCTGAAGCCTGCTTGGTGATAGAGATGGCGTTGCCGTTTTGGACGATGCGGGCGTTGCCGGCGCACCAGTTCATCAATCGGGTTCCGCAGTGCGCCATCTCTCCACCGGCCAACTTGCGCTCGGTGGTCTTGATGGCGCCGTTCAATTTCCAGCCCTGGCTGATTGCAATGATCTGGTCCATGCTGATGTCCCGGCCCGGCGACACCAACTCATCCACAACGTCCCCGATGCCCGCCGCGTCCACGCCAATCGCGTTCTTCGCAGGCAGGAGTCCGGCGTCACGAATCCGGCAGATCACGTCAGCCACCTGAAGAACATCGTCACCAGGCTGGTCAACGATGGTCAGATCGCCGTCCTTCTCGAAGTCCAGCAGCCGGGGGGCGATGTCCTTCCTCCTGTCGAGCACGATGCGGTGCGCCCAGGCGTGGTGCCACATCAGCCACTTCCCCGTCCCGCGTTCGCGGCCAGTCACGGTCAGGCCCAACAGGTCGTCAAGACCTCCACCGTCAACACCGACCGTCACCACCTCGGATCGCGCCAGCAGCGATTCCAGCTTCAGGCCGGCCTCTCCGGCGCCTTCCCAGAAGTCAGCCCCCGCCCAGCGGTCGGATTGCAGCGACAGGCCGATTTCGACGTTCAGGTGCTTGGCAAGGAAGCCCCGCATCGACTCTTCGCCATCGTTCTCAGCCTTCTTGAACTCTCGGTCCAAGAATTCCCGGTCTACCGAATAGTCCAGATTCGGGTTCACCATCCCGAAGTTCTCCGGCTTGCGGTGCTCGCCGGCCTGAATCATCGCCTCGGGGAACTCGTAGATGATCGGCACGAAACGCGGGTCATGGACCTTGCCGTCCCTGACATCACGCGCGTACTTCAGCTTCTGGGCAAATACCCCTGCAGGAGGATCGTCAGATTGCGTGGTCAGGAAGATGGTGAAGCCCTCGGGCCGGCTCGCCAGCCCACCCGTCGCCTCGCGCAGCATGTTCTCGGCGTTCGCCACCTTGCCGAACAGCCACAACTCATCAACAAGGGTTCCGACACCCTTCTTTCCGCCTACCGTATTCGAGTCGGCCGCCAACACCTTCAGGCTGGCGCCGCTTTCCCGGTTAGTGATCGTCTTGACGTGCGTCTGCGCATGCATCAGCGCCGCCAGTTCGTCGTCAGCCCGCTCGGAGCACATATCACGCGCAGGCCCGAACGAGTTATTCGCCACCTCGACAGTCGGCGCCAGGATGCTGAATTCCGCCGACTGGCGCCAATTCAGTATCAGCGCCGTCATCATGATCCCGGCCGCGATGGTCGATTTGCTGTTCTTCTTCGGAACCAGCACGAACCATTCAGTTATGAGCCGGCGCCCACTCTCCGCGTCATAAGCCCCGAAGATACTCGCCACAAGGTCAAACACCCACGGGGCACAACATTCACCGAATGTCGGGCTTCCCGGAGCATCGACGATCCGCAGTTCTTTGAAAACGGCTAGGGCGGGCGCCGCCTGCTCCGGGAAAATCGGCGGCGGGATGATGGATTCGCCCGCGCGCAGTCGAGCCGCCCAGTCAGGGCAGGCCGTACTCCACTCGGGCATCTATCGCCGCGCAACC